GGTCTGAAACATAGAGACCAGCGACGTTGCACCGGTTGGCGTACCGGAGTTATGCGCCGGCGCATCCGACATTTCGAGCGAGGCTTCGCGGCTTGCGTCGATCGCAATGTCACCCTCATCCGCCACGAAGATGTCCGAGGCGTTGACAAGCACGACGATATTCATCGCCTTGGTGATGTAATCGCTGGCGATCACCGGCATGCCGATGAGTGTGCCGCCCGCCATACTCATGCCGGGGAATTCCGACTGTCCGAGTGGATTGGTCATCATCGCCAATGCTATTGCATTGTTCGACGACATGATCCAAACGCCGCTCGAGACCGGATTATTGGCCGCCGCGAACTTGGCATACAGCGACCGGATGTCGAGCCGGATGTCGTCGGCGTCATCACCCGACGATACAACCGTTGCGGCCCCGTTGGTGATCGAGGCTGGCGATACTCCCGTCACCGCGGTCTTCGCAGGATCGATGAAGTCGATATCCAATCGCTCCCGCAACGCCGCCGCCAGGCTGTCGCGCACGATCATGTCCGACTTTGGGTTGCTGTAGCGAATCGACTCGTCCGTCAGCGCGCAGATGTTCGCCACTTTCGTCGGAGCGAGCGTCGTACGCGCAAAGTTCAGCGAGGTTAGCGGCTTGGCCTTGCCCTCGCCAACCCAGTAACCCGCACCGCCGCCGGTCTGCGTGATCAATGGCGTATTGAACATCACTGAACGCAGGGCGGGCACGCCGCCGATGCCGAAGCGGCCGAGGATGGTCATCGGCCGAAGATATTCCAGGAAAGCGGCGACCGCATTGGTATCCGTGCCAACGAGATTAGCGGCCCAGTTACCGGAGACCGTCGTGCCGGCCGGGACGTTGGCTTTGGTGAATTCACCGACGACGGCGCTATCGGGGCCGTACATTTCCGCAGCAATATCGGCGGCGGGGCGAAACACCTTCTGCGACAGAGCCAGGCATTTGACCTTCTGGGCAAACAACTGTCCAGGCTCCAGCTTCGGCTGCGGCTTGACGATGATCGAGGAGCCGCGCGCGTCGGAGCCTTCCTGCGCGGTGTTGGCTTTGGTCACCGGCCGAGCCGCGAACGCCTTGGCTTTCTCGACCTGGCGCAAGCGGACCAGATCCTTGTCGATGGCCGCGACCTCGCCTTCGAGCCGGTCGAACTCCTCCGACTCCGCCGCGTCCGAGGTGCGGTCCTCGTCGAGCGTCTTCTGCATCACGGCTTCCATGCGGGTGGCACTCGCCATCCGCTTCGCTTCCAGCGCGGTTATTTGTTCTGCAATGGTCTTCATGGCGCCCTCCTGGGCTGATGTTCGTCCCGAGGCGCCGGGTGGGTTGAGATGCACGACAGCGCGTTGCATGCGGCCAGGCGCGGCCCGCTGCGCGACGTCGATCGACTTGACGGTGGCAATGGTGGTTTGCGCATTAGCCGGGATGGTCACGGCCGAGAGCTCAAGCCAAAGCCATTTGATGAAACGGATACCATTGCCGTCTTCGAGATAGGAATGCTCGAGCGACTTGAAGCCGATCGAGAGGCCCTGCACCAGCCCGGCTTTGATCGACTGCCAGGCCTCGTCGAGCCTATCCTTGAGCTGTCCCGGCTCGGCGATGCTGACCATCTTGGCGACGATCTCGATTCCGTCCTTGGTGACCGTGGCCTTGGTGACGTGACCGATCGGCTGCCGCGAGTCGTGATGAAACAACAGTGGCAAGGGCAGCTTGAACTGCGCGCCGTCCGGCTCGACCACATCACCGAGCCGATCCGGCGTCGGCGTCGTCGCCATGCCAGTAATGACGCGCGCATCCTCATCGACCTGCTTGATGGCAAGCAGGCTGTACGCTCGGTTGAGCATGACGGTTGACCTTTTCAGTACCGGAACATCACGACGGCGAACACGATTGCCACGGCGGCGATGAGCGCGGCGAGGCCCGTCGCTATCACCACGTCGTGGTCTATCATTGCTTTACTTGCCTGTTCTACGTTGTCCAAATAATAGAGCACAAATACTACTGCGAACACATTGATTACTTGATAAATCAAAGTACATTACAAGTATTGGAACGAAGGAAGACAGGCATGACCAAGCAAGACCCCATCAAGCAGACCGGCGCCTACCTCGACGCACACTGCGCAGCATTCAACGGCTGGAGCCTTCCGGTAGCCAAGAACGAGTTCGAGCAGCAGGCCATCGACCGGGGCCACTGGGACGGCTCCAAGGCCAGGGAACGGGCACTGGGGGCGTAAGCCCCCAGACCTCCCGCAGGAAGCGGCTTTAGCGCCGCTCTTGGACTTCGCTGCGCTTGACGACCTTTTCGGTGCCGTCCTCGAGCGTGACAACAACCTGGTCCTGACCGTCAGCAAACCCCTGATCACCCTTTTGCGCGTCACGCATGTTGCGGATGTTCTTGCCCTGATATTGACCGTGCTGGCCGCCTTGTCCTTGTCCACCTTCCTGCTGTGCCATGGCAATTTGCTCCTTTGGTTGCCTGGTTGAACTCACTCACGCAAAGAACAACTTATACTCGGGCGTATTCTGCGGCTTCGGATCGCGCACCATCACGGTGACCGCATCCATCAGCGCCATCCACGGGTCGATCTTGGCGTCGCCCGCGCTCTGCTTGGTCGCCCGGATCGCCGTCGCCGTCGGCTCGATCTTCACATTGCCCACGCACCAGTCCATCAGCGCGTTTGGCGCGTGCTTGAGCGTGCCGTTCTCGACCTTGCGCTCGGCCGTCTTGATCGCATTCATAAGCTGATAGCCTTGCGGCGCGCCGACGACTTGCTCGCCCTCCTGCGTGATCTTGATCGCGCGCAACGCCTCGATGAACTCGCCCAGGCCCGCCGGGTCTACTGCCACGCACGCCAGCAGCTTCTTGTCGCGGATATCGGCGATCAACTCGACAATCTCCTCGATGTCCTGCGCCGCATGCTCGACGATGGTGAGCTCGCCCGCCGCTTGCGCCTGCTCGAGCCGCGATGCGATCAACTTGCGCCGATCGAGCACGCTGCGATGACACCACGCATGCGTCCAGACGAGCCAATCAAGCGTCTCACGACAGCGCCCGACCACGGCCAGGCCAAAGAGATCGTCGAGCCCGCCGCCGTCGATGCCGACCACAATGACCTCGGACCTAATCAGGATCTCATCGAGCGTCAGCGCCGCGTCCTCGGCCGCTTCCCAATACTCGGCGCCAGGCCAGCCGTTCTCGCGCAAGCTCAGCCCGATCTGCACGTTGAAGTGCTGGCTCGCGATCAGCGCCACCGCACCCGGCCCGTCCGCCTCGGCCCGCATCACCTCGCGCGCCAGAAAGTCCTCGTTGGTCGAGCGCCCAAGATTGGGATTGACCAGCGGCCAATAGCGCCGCTCTTTCCACCCATTGTCGCGCGCGAGCCGATCCGGCAGCTCGTACAGCACCGGCAGCAGCGGCATGGGCGCATGTCCGTCGCGCACCGCGCGCGCCATCGCCAGCTCGGACGCAAACACGCCACTCGGCGACTGCTTGCTCTGCGTCGTCGTCTGAAACAGAAACCCGTCCGGCCTTTTGGTCAGCGCGCCGCGCAACTCGATGAAGATGTCGGCCGCGTTCGCCTTCTTGGCAAACACATGCGTCTCGTCGATCATCGTCCCCACGGCCTTGCTGCCAGTGATAACGTCAGTGTCGGCCGCCTTGATCTGCAGCGTCGCGCCCGAAACCCTGTGCGTGATCTTCTTGAGGTTGTCCTGAACCTGGAACAGCTTCGTGAGCTCGGGATCGAGCTTGATCGTGCCCTTCGCTTGCCGGTAGGCGATCGTCGCCACCTCGATCGTCGGCGCGATGAACAGATACTCGGCCTCGGGGCGCCTATTGCAGATCAGGGCGGTAACCATCACCGCACCCCCGTTCGAACTCTTGCTGTTCCCCTTCGGAATGAGCTGGAACACCTCGCTGATGTGCCGCGTATTGGTTGCGGGATCGTAGGAACCAAACAATGCCGCGACGATCGGGAAAAACCACGGCCCGCAAACCTCGCCCATCGTTGGCGTACCGATCACGTCCGGCAGCCGCAGCCGCTTGAACACCCGTAGGGCCTTCGCCGCCTCGGCCGGAAACAGCGGCAGCTCGGGTACCAGCGAGCGGCCGGCAAGTAACCTTTCTTCCCAGTCGACCACCGCCGTGTCCCACGACCGCGTCAGCATCAGTTAGCCCGGCCCTCAAACTCCAGGTCGCCAGACCACGCCGTGCCGGCGCCCGCGGTCTCCGCAGCCTCGGCCTGCAGATCCTTCTTGCCCCTGGTGCTGTCCGCCACCCGCGGATGGCAATACGGGGCCGCTGCCATCGCCATCCGGTCCCGCCGGACCTCGTCGGCGGTTGGGTCGTTCAGCACCAACAGCATGTATTCCAGCGGCTGCATCTTGGCCGCCTTGGCGTCCGCCACAATGTCCTTCGGCACCGGGTTCGGCGCCTTGGCCTTGAGCCGGGGCCGTCCGCCTTGTGCACGGTATCCACCACTTGGAATTTTCTGCTCCTGCGGTTGTTGGAAGAAAATTCTACAGATTTAGCAAATTGCTAGAAAAATTGTGGGAATGCG